CAATGTCAATTCTTGGAACATACCCACTCAACCTCATCTCTGAAACTAATAATCTTACGTATTCTATTTTTAATCTTCCAAGCAAAGCCTCGTCTTGGATTATGCCACTGATATAAAACCTTTTAAGTGGCTTATGATGATAGAAATCTGGAGGTATGTTCTCCCTAGTTTGTGACATACCATATTATAACTGCTTATCTTCATAGTCTTTGTACCTGTAGTATCCCTTGTCAAAATCACATTGGACTAGGAAGTCTCCCATGAATCCGTTACGATTCTTTCTAAAGGCGCACTCAATAATATCGCTATTGGTTGCACGACCCAAAGCAAGAACCCAGTCCGCATCATAAGCAATCTGTCTAGACCATGCTGTCTGCCCTAGAGTAGGGACTGTGGAAAGGTCGTTGACATCATCTGGGGTAGCAGAAGAAATAGCAATAATAGGTACTTCTTCACCGATAGCCATTAGTTTAAGTTCTCTTGAAAGGTTCTTCATTCGTACCGTTTCATTATCTGACTTCTGATTAGGAGCCATTAACTGAAGGTAGTCAACGATCACAAAGTCTGGCTTGTACTGGTCAATCTTTCCACGAAGAACAGATGGGTTGATTTCTCCACCCTGATCGTTTGAGATAATGTGAAACTCTGGTTTGCCTTGTAGGTTTTTTTCATGCCATTCCTTAAGCATGTCCAACTCTATCTCTCCGTTACTCAACTTTCTGTGTGACCAACGGCCCTCACCCATGATAGTAAAGACACGATTACGGACTTCCGTTTCGCTCATTTCAAGGCTTATGACCAGTGGGCTACGACCCTGTTTCCAGGCCTGTACAGCGAAATAGAGAGCCAACCACGACTTTCCGATACCTGGGTATGCCAAGAAGACTCCCAACTGCCCTGGCATGATTCCAGAGGGTAAATAGTTGTCAAATCCTGGCAAGCCAGTCTTGATGCCAACATGTCCTAGGGCTTGTTGCTTCTTTACATTTTCAAAGTAAGCAATCGCAGACTCTAGGTCTGTTACATCAATATCACGAATAGCAGCAGTATTCTTTTTTAGTTCTGAGGTCTTTGTGATAAGACCCTCTAAAGCCTTGCCACCCTCACCCTGTTGAACATCGGTGGCAGCAGACCTTAATATGTCTTTTAGGCTGTCCCGTAGATACTCTCCCTGCAACTCTTCAAGGTGATGCTTTGTTGACCCAACACCTGGCACTGGATCAAAGTCACGAAACTTTTCTCTTACTAGGTCTGTTGGCGGAAGAGATGAATTATTCTCAAAATAAAGTCTTATGAAGTTCCAGATATCTCCATGAGTTCTAAGAAGATTGTCGACATTGGCCTGTAGCAGAACATGAATATGCTTATCCTGAAGAACGGCAGTGATTAATTTTGACTCTGTGTTATTCACTTAGCCACTCCTTAGCCATTCGTCTACGCTCTGCTCTCTCTTGACTATCTTTCAGTCTATCTTTTTTTGCCTGTAATATTTTTTCTGCATTATATGCAAAGTAATTCCATGATGGGGTTTCTGAAACAGCAAAGTAATACTCAAGTATATCGTAACATCCTGGCAAGGTGTAGGACTCAATGAGAGCATCAGATGCCCACTGTTCTACATTTAGGTTCAGAGATGGCTTTGATTCGTACCTTGCGGTATGATACTTGCTGTATCTTGAAAGCAAAGCCATACGGTCTTTGCGTTCAGCCATTACTTCTCTTCAGCCTCGGTTTGTGCTTCTAAAATCTTGGCAGTTAATTTGTCTTCAACAAACTTGTAGACACGCTCAAAAGCCTGATCGGTATTTTCTCCGTCACGCTTAGAGTCAACTACTCCAAGGTCAAGCCTTAGTGATTGAAAGTTTCCTAGATTTAATGTGTACCCCAGTGTTACAGATACCTTTGTTGATTCATTTTCCATGCTATACCCTTCGCTAAATAGATTCGCCCCAAATGGGTACAAACCGTCCATCTTCTGTTCTCGTATATGTAAGTATACCATCGCCCATTCTGCGTGTCAACTCTTGCTTGCTGGGCGTAATATCATTAGTAATTAGTTTATCTTTTCTTGGTCTGCCAATATGGTGTGTAGCAAGTATATCACGAATCTCTCTTACTTGGGATTCTGAATAGTATGACCTTACTTGAAATCCTCTTGCTCCACCTTTTTGAGATCCCGTCGGAAATGGAATGACTCCTCGTTTCATTAATGATGGCATATATTTTTTATGACGATTAACTAAATCAGCAGTCTGACCTACGGTATAGGCTCGCTCTCTTTTATTTTTAAAATCACTAATTAAACAACTTTCAATTTGATCTTTTGTTATATTATAAACAGACATTATTCCATTAGACTTGTTAAGATGATGAACTCTTACTAGGTCTTTATTTAAAAACCAAACTTTTTTATTCCCTGGAATTACAGGGAGGACATTGTAGCCTTCGCTCTCAATTGTTCCCTTTTTAATAGCCACTTGCCCTCCTGAGAATTACTAGGTGGATGGAAAAATGCTCTTGCTCCACAAGACATGCAATACATTTCTAGATTATTGATTTCTGAATATTGTCGATCAAGAAACATTCTACCTTTGCATCTTTTACAAAAAATCATCAGTTAGGAATTCCAACTATTATTAGATTAACTCCTATAGAAGTATCTCCGCCAACATTAAACTTTACTGTTCCAGAAATTCCAGATGTTGTAATGGCTGACAAGGTTACTGTAACATCTTTTCCAGCATCAGTATTTCCAATGTTTATTGGTGTTGCAGTAACAATTGGGGCAAACTTAAATTCACTTGGAAAATTATAAGAAAAGGGTTGAGAGGAGCCAGCAGTTTGTGAAGAACTAGACGTTACCTGGACATAACCTCCAATAATTCTTGCTTCTGAGGTTTTAACGCTTTGCTTTCCTGCATTAGGCGTGTCTACAGTTACATACTTATATATAGATGTTGATGCTTGTGTTGAGAGATCGTTAATAGCCTTAACTATCTGGTAAAGATAGGTTACGTCTAGTGGCTGTCCTCTTTCGGGTAATGGTAAAATTGCCATAATATAATTATACCAGAGGAATCGTTCCAGAGTCGTAAATCTTTAAATCTTCATTTAGTGCTGGATTTATTGAAGATACTTGGATTCTTACTCTAACAGAGGTTGTTCCAGTTTTTAAGAATGAGTAGTTAGTTGATCCAGTTGTTGCTTTAAACGCTGGTGCAGAAGAATCAAACCCTACAAAAACATCATACATTATTTGTGTAGAAACATCTCCAGATGCCCAGTTTACAAACACGGTATTCCCCACAACATTTATATCTCCAATACCTATAAAGACCTCTCCAGATTCTGTAACAAATATTTGAGAATATGGAGATTTTCTATTTTTGTCTTCTGATACTAGTCGAAATCTTACAACGGTTGCATTAGATCCTGTTACCTTTCCCAGGGATTCTTTTTTAACAACTACATTTTTAATTCCTTTGTCTGGTGTATTTGTCATTTTTAAACATCCAGAACAAATCTAAACTCTATATAGTTGGTTGTATTAGATGACTTAATCACTGGCCTAGCATTAATATTTTTAATTACAGAATATCCAGTTAGTCCGTATAAAGAGTTTGTAGATGTTGTGTTTTCAACTCTTAAGGCATCTAAGCAAACATAAAAAGAATCTGAAGGTAGGCCATCTTTAGTAATATAAGCATAGATTTTTGCTGTTGAAGCATTGGACCATTTAAAGCCCAAAGTTTTGTCTAACTCTTGAAAGGATTTCTTGACTACAATATATCTATTATTTGTAAAATCATGAGTGTTTGCAGAAGACCCACTTTCATATCCCACATCATCAATATCAACAACAAACTTGGCATACTGAGTAAAACCGCCTGCGCCAGTATGAGAAAATTCTAACATTATTTTAACATTATCTGGAACAGCATTTTGATTTGTAACTCTATTAACAACAGAAAAAGCAAGCCTTAATTCATCAGACGGGCTGTTTTTAGTAAAATCTACAGAGGTCGGATCTAATGTTATGTAGTCTGAACCGACTAGGGCAAACAAAGAGTTTTGTGGACTATACTCAAGGGTAGATGTATCCCCTCGCATTGCAATAATATTATTTAAGAATCGACATCTTTCGTTTCTTGCAACTCTATCCTCATCTGTAAAAATTCTATTGTCAGCATTTGTAGAAAAAACTTTTGATTCTTGATTTATGTTTCCATTGTTTTGGTCTCCATCTAGTGGGCCATATTGTATGGGTATTTCTAAAGGAGACTCTCCGTCAATACTGTATAGCCAGTTGTCTGTTTCTGCAAAAGAATAAACAACTCTGCTATCAAATGATCCAGCAACTGGGTTAGATCCTGCAGAAAATATTCCTACCTCAGTAATTTCATACCTTTCTTCTGTAGGCATTTCTGCTGTAAGCACTACCTTTGATAGTCCTTCTTCATTTACAAATCCCCTTGAAATAATTGGAACACGAAACATCTCAAAATTTAAAGATTCTTTATTTTTCATAGAATTTAATTCTTCTGTGGTAAAGGTATGGTCTGGAGTTACTGGGTTAGCCCCGCATCCAACCGCAATATGCGATGCATAAGACGGTGTCTGTCCTACTAGATATTTTGCTAAAAGATTTTTCCCTGTATTAGTTATCATTAAACGCTCCCATAGTATATTGTATCATCAAAAATGTTTCCAGCGGTCAATATTTCGACCTCCGCTTGCTCACCCTCTTTTACATTAACCAAATTAATTACTAGGTCTCCAGTTATTGGATCTATATATACTGACTTGCAGTTCGGGACCTTTGTTCTTTTTGTTAGATCTGGATCTGTTCCAACAAGGTCATAACCGTTGCCACACACTGGAAGGTGATTGAAAATAGACAGGGCCAAAGATTTAAAGTAGGAGTCGGACGATTGCAATCTTAAAACATTGTTTGGGTTATACTGCAAATACAAGTCTGTAAGGTTTTTGATTGGAGCATATATTACTTTCTGCCCATTGACTAAATCGTGTCTTGATATTGTTGCAAGTTCATATCCACCAATGTCTTCAAAAATTAAGTCTGTCATTATTTCAATAGACATTGTGTCTTCTTGTTCTAATATTAAGTCTAGCGTTGCAACTTTTACCGAATCGTCAGTTTCTTTTTTAGATGCTTCGGGAATTGCAGCCACAGAAGAAAGATATGTCGGATACTTGAGTCCTTCTACATTCATTAGGCCACCTCACTTAAAAACAAAGTCATTTCTGGTCCATCCGAACTTCTTGAAAATTCAATATTATATACAACAAACCTGTTGTTTGGATCTGATGCCATACTTATATCGTTTTCTTTATAGTCTACGCTAACAATGTCTCCAAGTTGAATTGTTGGTATTGAAAATATTTTAACTCCTAGGGATCTTCTTGGTTTTGTAACTTTTTCAACAAGCCATTTCATCAAACTAGAAGCCTCATCTTGTGACTGAATATATACAGTTTCTAAAGCAAAGTCTCGCTTACCATGTGTCATTCTGCTAAGTTTAATATCCTGATAGTCTTGTTTAAATTTATATGGATTAGAGATTAGTCTATCTGCAACAAACTGTGGATTAGAGACAAGAGTATTTTTATTAAAATATTCATCTACCGTAAGATTATTTTCAGACTGCTGAGTAAAAGTAATTCCTTGAATTCTTAAATAGTTACCACTTGTTTCATCCAAAGTAATTGGAGCATCTGTTGTATTAAATATAAGAAACTCTGCTCCATATGATCCTGCTCTAAACCCAGATACAACATAACTCTTCATTTTATTAAATGTTGGAGAAATTTTAGCGCTAAGGGCTGGATACGCTTTGTCATATTTAAAATTAAACACGGCTGCTTCTCTCATAATACTTCCAAACTCTTCAAAATAAATATCATACTTTGGTGGCTCAGAAGAACCAATTCCAGTTAAATATGTATTTTGTATTAAGCCACTAATTGAATACTTTCTAAAAGATTCATTTGCGTCAATTTCAATATCTCCAAAGGCAGAGTTTACTGGGGCACCTAAAGAAAACGATGTATTTTGAGAATAGTTATTGCATAGTGCATACACATTTTCAAACATTGCTCTAGAAGATCCTCTTGTAAATAATGCAATATTGGAATAGGCTGGTAGAGGATTTTGGTCATCTACGGATACTAAAAGACTTCCATTTAGATATAGATAAAATCTTCTTGTTTTTCCTATGTCTTCGTATTCTACTGCTAAATCATATACCGTTGGATTTTCTTCAGCAAAACTTCTTGACTGTCCAGTAAATCTTCCGTCATCTACCGTAATTTCTCCTAGGCCTTCCCACAGTTTCACTGGAACCGCTGTTCCGTTGTCAGACTCTACCTTATAAAAAAATACGTTGCTAACACTTTCTTTTTCTGTTTTTGACAACTTTCCAAGTCCCAACGCTGCAATTTCAAAATAATAACCAACATTCGTTGTTGGGTTTAGCATTACCGCAATTCCAGCAGAACCTCCAGAAACATTTATATTTTTGTCTGGTGTAGAACCATTTACAACAAAGTAAGTAGAAGATCCGTTTGAGGTTTGGCCTCTGTCTTGATTATTTTCTATTTTGCCAACAATCCTCATTCTTGTTCCAAAGTGTTTGTACTTTTTATTCTCTAATGACTTATGGACATATGATAAAAAGTTTCTTGGCTTTTCTTTTGTTGTAAAATTAGGACCAGTTAAAGACAGAGCAGAAGACTGAATAGAACCTGGCTGTTGCTGTGTTGATGTTCCTATTTCTCCAGTAAGAGTTGTAGAAAGAAAGTTTTTAATAAGTCCAGTTCTTGAAGATGTTCTTGCAAGAGCATCAGAAGATGACCCAGTGTCTGTTACTTTCCCAGCAGCAGCAACTGATGTTGTTGGAAGTTCTTTATTATCAAACAGGTATTCAGATGCCATGTAGCATCCTTTTATGTTGTCGTCTGATTTCCAATAATCAGATATTCCAGCAGAGTGTGCAACAACTTCTGTTCCAAATTGACCACGACCATGTTTTACCACTGGACCATTTTGCAGTTTAACAATTCCTTCTTGCTCAAAGTATTTAGGCTCAGAATAAATTCTTACCAAACCAGTTGGGTATATCTTTCCATTGAATGGCAGTTTGGCAAAATAATCTTGATAGTCTTCAATAGATGTAATCCAAACATTTCCAAATCCAGTTACATTATATTGAACAGCATCGTATTTTATAATTTCTCCTTGTGAATAAAAGTATCCATTATATCTACCAATCCAATATGACGCTTCTCCTAGGCTAAAGGTATTATTAATAACAATACCGTTTTTTACAATTGGAACATCTGCAGACAGATCTGCGTTTAGTGGAATTGCACTGAGCAGATAGGAAGACTGCGTTCCAATTTCATTATTTAAAGATTTTGTATTTTCGCTGCCAGAAACTTCCCATAGAAGAACTGGCTTGTAGACATAAAACCTTTCGTCATCCAAAAGGCTTGCTTGTCTCAATGATCCTATAGATCTTTGGATATGTCTTGTTGTATAATTAATCACTCCATCATTATAAACATTGTTAGACTGTGCTGACACAGAAATGATGTTGGCAAGTTTAGAATTGATAAGTGTTTTATTTTTTATCTCTTTATCTTGAAATAGATCATTTGTTCCCTTTAGAGCAAAGGTGGTTGGTCTTTGTGCAATGGTTGGCATAATATAGTTTTTGCTCATCATAACAAAGTTATTATACTCATCAAAGAACATTGCTGTTTGTGTTGATACCGCCAAATCTTCTAAGATTTCCGCAACGCTTTTATCTGGGCCAACAAAGAAGTATGGAATTATTATTTCTTTTTCATTCTCTACTCTTTTAAATGTATAATTGGAAAATCCTATGTAATCTAATAAAAGAGAAACTGCAGAACTAACAGAAACTTCTGTCATTAATATTTGTGGAGCAGTTATTGATTCTAAGTACCAGTAAAGATCTCTTAGAGTTATTGAGATTTTTTTGTTTTCTATATCTGCCTTTGGGAATGAATCAGAGTACAAAGTCTTTATTGGAACCCAATAGTCCCATCCATCTACATCTACTATAACCTCATAAAACTTAAACTGTATATGTCTGTTTATATATTTTGAGATAATGCTTCCTTTGCCAGTCACAAAAGAAAAAGGATTGTTTTCATTAAATGCTTGATCATAATCAAATATATTTACTGTTCCATTTGATGCAACTAGTTGCCCTACTGGAAGACCACTTAGTCCTAAGTCTGAAGCGCTTTTATTTACTGAATAGTCTAGGGTTTTATCTGATATGTTCATTACTAGTCTTGGAGAAATTTCAATTAAATCAAATGTTGAGTCTTTTACATTCATTGTTTCAACAACAATTCTTATTCCAGAAATAAACTCAAACTCTCTATATTGCTTTTTTCCATCAAGAGATCTAGTAAACACATCAGGAGATGTTGCGTCTGTAACAAAGTTAGTGAGTCTATCTACAGTTTCATCTTGAACATACCACCCATATTTTGGTTTTATAATTGTATAATCCACACCGTTCCATATATGATATTCGCCCATATCATTTTCATTTTCTTTAATTAAGTAGGCATACCCAGTTACAGACTTATTTGGAAGTAGAGATATGCTTGAGTATACTTCTGCAAAAACAAAGTTAGACCTCCATTCATCTGGCACAATTAATCCGTAAGCAATCTCAACATATCCATCGCTTTGAATTATTGCAGACCCATCTTTTCTTCTTTTTGATGGGTCAAAAGATATGACATCTTGCCAATTGTTATCTTTTAAAAATTGTATTTTCCATTTGCTAGGAACTTTTTGATTTAGTTCTCCAAAGAATGGGTCTAAAAATGATCCCGTTGAAGATGAAAATGGTCCAAGATTTTCTGTTCCAGTGTGTGTTTGCATTTTAATTACAACCCTATTTGTTGGAATTTTTTCTTTATAAACAACAAAAGGGCATGCATCCTCAATGTCATATTGGGATCCACGAACTTTAGAAGCAATTCCATATTCTTGCCCTGACTCTGTTCTGTATGAAGTCCAATATTTAAATAAATCATTTTTGTCTGGCATATAATATCTTGGTCTATCAGCCATAAATAGATTGGGGTGATGAAGTTTTCCATTCTCAAAAAATACTGCCTTGTTAATACCAGATCTTGGTCTAAATTGATTGAAGCAGTCTTCTAAAGAATATAAGGTTTTTAATTTTTCTTTCTTTGTTAAAAAGGTAGTGGGGATATCGTTATTATCAAATGTACCATCAACCAAAACATCAGCATCAGTTGCGTCAGTATAAAAATTTCCAGCATCATTAATGTCAAAACTTGTGGGTAAGGAAGAGTAGACGGTAGATGCTTGTGTTGGTCTATACCTATAGTTTCCAATATGTTTTATATTGGTTGGAATGTTCATATTCCATTCTGCTATGACTACCGACTTATTTCTGACAGTTGGAGAAGTCTCTAGGAATGTTTGTAGGTCTTTGTCTTCAAACATTATACCTCTTCCAAACTTATTGATACATTCCAGTAATCAAAATTTGATCCTCGTTTTTCAACAGAATATGAAAAATCACTAATAAACATTTCTATTAACTGGTTATATTGTCCTAGGTGATCATATGGGTCTGGAGTTCCTTTAAATATTCCTTTTCTATCGTATGCAAGAAATACCCAGAATGAGCCCTTGTGAGAGTCATACCATTCAAGCATATCTGCTCCACCTGCTCCGCCATCTGTTGTGTATGACTTAACTGATGATAGTCCAGTGGCAACATCAAAATGCGGTACATCTGCATGAGATCTTGATGGAATAAGTTCCCAACTTGTGCTTAACTGAAGTTTATCTGCAATGTGATATGATCGCATACGACCATTGATCATTCTTTCCCGCTTTTCAATACGCTCTTGTGAAAACTCAATTGGCTGCCTATTGTCATCAGTAATTAACAAAAACTGATCTAGCAATGTGTCATCTTCGACAACTTCTGGGTCTACCCCAATTTCATAACCATATGGGATGTATAAGCCATCTTGCAGTGTTCCAGAATTTTCTGACCAAAGCATGCCGCTAGGTCTATTATATTTTTTACGACCCTGCATGTATACAACTCTAGGGTCTAACTCATCTTCTGCCACTTATTGCCACCCCCCTAATTCTTCTGTCGTCAACCTGCTTAATTGTTGCCATCACTGCTTGTGCAATATCATTTGGATTTGCATCTGTTCTAGCATTAACCGTTAATGCATATGTATTATTATACACTGATCCGCCAACCGATTCTCCATTATTTATTTTTTTCATATTATCTATTCCGTAAGAATCGACAGCATACTTGCTCATAACGAACTCCCCTGGAGTTAGCATTGCTGGTACTGTGTCAGTACCTTTTGCAAAACCACCTACAGCAAATCGCATTGGGTTTATGAGGCCACCCTTTGAGAGAATTTGGACATTCCTTCCTCCACCCCCACCGCCTACTGTTCCATCATCACCAGGAAGTTTAACAGTAGTTCCTGACCAAATCATATTTCCACCATTATACTTAGGGTCAGTTTTAAATTTAGGATTTAAAGCATACAACTGTTTTAAAGTAATATCATTGTCTGCTGCAATTTCTGATAGCGTATCTCCTGGTTTTACAACATACTTTGTTGTGGCTGGTGTTTTGGTTGGTGTAGTTGCTGGAATTATAGGATCATCAACCTTGTTGCCCTGCTTGATGCAGTCATTTCCTACTAGGTCATATCCATCAGGACAGACTGTTTTTGTTGGACCCACCTTAACACAGTCATTTCCTACCAAATTATATCCTTCAGGACAGACTGTCTTTTTTTCTGCTTCTTTTACGCAATTATTTCCAACCAGTGTGTGGCCATCAGGACAAATTATTTCTGTTGTTCCTTCTTTAACGCACTTGTCTCCGACCTGCTTAAATCCAGCAGGGCATACAATAACTGTTGCACCCTTCATTACGCAATTAGTTCCATCAAACTCATAGCCTTCTGGACATGTCACTTTTTGTTCTGGAGTTATAACTGGTGTGTTTACCTTTTGCTCCTGGTATCCCTTGATAAGACTTCCTTGAATATTTAAAGCATCTTGCATTGACTTAATAAATTGAGCACTTGCTATTCTTGCAAGGTCAACAGCATTTTTAATTGCTTCCCATTGCTCTCTAGTTTTTCCTAGAGTAGTTAATCCTGCTATTGCATTTTCTAATGCAAGTTCGTTTAGTCGTAAGGTTTCTCTATTAGGCTCAAGGCTTTTTGTCTCAATCTCATAAATTTGATCTTGCAATTCTTTAATTTTTGTTTCAATCTCAATTCTACTTCTTCCATCTTCTGATCTTAGTTGTGAAAGTTCATATTCTCTCGATTGCTCTAAAGCCTCTTTTTGTTTTGTAACAGCGTCTGCAGCCTGTTGTGCTCTCATTTCCTGGGCTGCACGAGCAGCAGCAGCAATGTCTCCAGAGGTTAGGGCTTCGGCAAGAGTTAACTGTCCCTTTTGTTGTTGAGATATTGAGGCATTTGCCTTTTCAACCTCGTCTAAAGCCTCAAGCCTTTTATCGTATTGCTCATTAACTTTTTCTTCTTGATCTTCAATCTGCTTTAATCCAACTTCTTCTATTCTTATTTTTTCTTGTGCTAAGGCAATTTTTTCTTCCGCCTTCTTAATTTCATCATTTAG